GGTAGGGTGAAGTGTACCCCGAAGTTCGGACAAAAAAATCAAACTTGAAATCCAATAGAAGAGTTATGCCAGCGGTAAAGGTGTGGTTTCTGTATCATCCATTTCCGCGTCGGGTAATGGTGTGTGGTGGGCGTATTCAGGAAGTGTAGGGATATCTTTTCCGAAAGTATCCAACGGATAAATTCCGGTTGTTACATACTTATAGTATTCAGCGGGTGAGAGCTTAGCGAGACTCCATTGGTATCTGTCATTGTTATAATAATCGATCCACGCGTAAACACGTTCCGCAATTACAGAATGACCGTATGATCCGACAGCAGGAAGCTCGTCTTTCATATGTCCGAACAGGCTCTCTTGAGGCGCATTATCCCAGCAGTTACCCCTCCGCGACATGGACTGACGAAGGTTGTAATCATTCAGAATTGTAACGAACTTGGAGCTCGTGTACTGGCACCCCTGGTCTGAGTGAATCAGTGCATCGGTATGGAGCTCGGAACCGTGCTTCTCCATCAACTGATTTACGGTATCCAAAACGAAGTCTGTGTCACAGGAGCTGCTGCAGGTGCAAGCTAAAACCTCTTTCGTGAATGCATCCATTATTACGCAGACATAAGAATAACGGAAACGCCGTTCACTACTTTCACGGTGTGCAGGTCTGGGTATATAAGTTATGTCAGTGAGAAGCACAGTGCGCGGCCCGAATGCCTTGAACTGCCTGTTAAGGATATTTGGCGCAGTCCTGTTTTCCTGAAGGCGCTTGCCTTGCTTGCGATATGGATTAACCTTTCGCACGGGGCACACAAGATGGTACTTTTTCATCAATCTGCGAATCTTCTTTGTGTTCATTAGCACCGGCGGATCTTGATGCAGCAGTCTCATATGTATTCCGCGTGCACCCTTTGAGTAACCTCGAAAGTTATATGCAGCTACAATGAGCTCAAAGTCTCTCAGGTCGGCTTCCTCAGAGTCGATGCGTTTCTGCTGATGATCTCTCCAATAGTAGAACCCAGAACGAGAAACACCGGCAATCTTGCATAAATATGAAATATTCAGAAGATTGTCATCGCGGCTGATCGTTTCGTTTATGATGCGGTAGCGGATTTCGGGGGAACCGTTCATATACATGGCTATTTCCCTTTCTTCTCCGCTAAAATAATTTTTTTTAAAAACTCCAGCTCCTGGGACATATATGCAACCTGTGTTGCAAGATGACTGATGTCTGAGTCACTCATTAACGGGGGATGCCCATTGTTTGCTCTGCGTGGCGGTGTTGGCAACGGTGGCACATCTTCATTGTCATTCGGATAAGGATCATTTCCCTCTGTAAACTCAAGTCCGCGGCCCTTCACCTGACGAAGAGTCTTGAAGAATCCGAGTATACGCGGGCGGCCTAATGCCTCTGGGCTGAGACCCGCATCAGCAAATATTTGAATAGGATCTACGCCATCGCAGTACCGTTGCCAAGCTGCGTTCTTGAACGCTTTTGTGTACGATACGGACTTGCTTGATACATATGCTACGTAAGGTGAGTCTGTAAGTTCCTTCAGCTGTTCTGCCGTGAACGCAGTATGCTCAAAAGAGCCATCGGGATTCTTTTTCTTACGCCCTGCGCCTGGACGTGCCCCGCCCCAATTGTTGTCATTTGCCATTGATTGTCCTCCTTTTGCAGAGGGGAAAATTTCAAGTTAAGATATTATACCATTATCTGTTCAGACTTTGGCACCGAACTCTAATATCTGTCCGAAAACTTGATTTCCGACTCTGCTAATTGTGTTGTGATTTTGATTTCAAACTCTTGGATTTTAATCAATCTCTGTCCAAATTACGGGGTACGGATCAAGGGGGATCAAAATCTTGAAAACTTGATTACGCGGACAACGGCGCGGGGTCACGCGCGAAAAATCGGGAAATCAAGATGGGTATAGCCCCCGCGATTTCAAGAAATCAAACGAAATGGAGGTAGCGCACATGGCAAATGGACATGGCGGTGCTCGCCCCGGCGCAGGGCGCAAGAAGAAAGCGCTATCTGAGAAAATTATGGATGGAAACCCCGGCAAGGCACCGCTGACGAAGCTGCAGTTTGAAATTCAGAAGACGGATATGCATGGTGAGGACATGCCGCCGGTCGCCGAATACCTGAAGCAGGTCACAAAAAACTCGCAGCAAAACCTTGCACCGCAGATTTACGAAGACACGTGGCGCTGGCTCAATGAGCGCGGGTGCGCCATCTACGTCAAGAAAGAACTGATTGAGCAGTATGCGCTGTACATGCAGCGTTGGATCCAGTGTGAGGAAGGCATCAACCAATATGGATTGCTTGCCAAGCACCCGACCACACAACTGCCGATCGCCAGCCCGTATGTGAATATGGGCATTTCGTTTTTAAAGCAGGCAAACGTATTATGGCTGCAGATCTACCAGATCGTGAAGGACAACTGCGAAACGCCCATCGGTAGCAGCAACCCGAACGACGATCTGATGGAGCGGCTGCTCGGATAAGGAGATACACATGCAAATAGACAAAATCCCCGTGGCAAAGCTGAAAGCTGCGGAATACAACCCGCGTCGGGCTCTCAAGCCCGGTGACGCGGAATACGAAAAGCTCAAGCGCAGCATTACGGAATTCGGTTATGTGGAGCCGGTCATCTGGAATAAACAGACCGGCAACGTGGTCGGCGGCCACCAGCGGCTGACGGTCATGCGTGATCTCGGGATCACAGAGATTGACTGCGTCGTTGTGGATCTCGACCCGATGCGCGAAAAGGCGCTGAATGTGGCGCTCAATAAGATTCAGGGTGAATGGGACAAAGATAAGCTGGCCGCGTTGCTCACGGAGTTCGACGGCAGCGAGTTCGACGTCACCCTCACAGGTTTCGATGCCGCCGAGGTCGATGAGCTCCTGAACGCCTTCTATTCCAAGGAAGCCGTACAGGATGACTTCGATGTTGACGAAGAGACCGAAAAAATCAAGGCAAAGGGTGCGGTCACCAAGACCGGCGATGTCTGGAAGCTGGGGGTACATCGACTCATGTGCGGTGATTCCACCTCAGAGGTGGATTTCGCAAAGCTCATGAACGGCAACAAAGCGCAGATGACGGTCACGTCCCCGCCGTATGGCGTCGGCAAGGATTACGAAAGCAAAGGCATCGAGCCGTGGTTTGAAACCATGCGCCCGGTGGTCAAGAACCTGACTCGCTACGCCGGAATCGTCTGCTGGAACCTCGGCGACCTCTACGCCACCGGCACTCAGTTCATCGAGCCGACGAACTTCTACTCCTCCCAGCTTTTTGCGGAGCAGGGCTTCCGCCCAATCTGGATTCGCATCTGGAAAAAGCAGGGGCAGAACTTCGGCGTCGGCCCCTACCATCTGGTGACGAACAAGCCGGTGCAGCAGTACGAATACATCTCCGCGTTCAGCAAAAATGGCGACGTCGAGTACAACGATCAGGAATACATGTGGCTGTCTGCATACGCCGGTCACGCATACCGCTTCGTCAAGCGCCTCACCAAAGAGGAACGCAAAAACTGGGGTTACGCAGGTATCTGGGAGATGAACACGGTACGCGCGAACAAGGATCACCCGGCAATGTACCCGGTGGAACTCCCGTGGCGCTGCATCAAAATGCACTCCGATCGCGGCGACATTGTGCTGGAGCCGTTCAGCGGCAGCGGTACAACGATTATCGCCTGTGAGCAGCTGGAGCGCGTGTGCTACGCAATGGAGAAAAGCCCGGAATACTGCGACCTCGCCGTCAAGCGCTGGGAGCAGTTCACCGGCCAGAAGGCAGAGAGGATCACCAGCCATGCCGACGCAGAATAACCGCCACACCATATCAGACCTGTATCAGATGCAATCCCTTCCGCTGGAGATCAAGGTGCGGATGACGCAGCGCCGGATACGCGACTGGGTGGAATACTGGGGCGAAGACGGCGTGTACGTTTCATTCAGCGGCGGCAAGGACAGCACGGTACTGCTGGATATCTGCCGCAGGATGTACCCGAACATCGTCGCCGTGTACAGCGATACGGGCTTGGAGTTCCCGGAGATCCGCGAATTCGTGAAGACCAAGGATAACGTGGTCTGGGTAAGGCCGGAGCTCACGTTCCGCAAGGTCATCGAGAAATGTGGATATCCCTGTATCTCGAAGGAGCAGGCGGAATGGATACACCGGATCCGCCTCGGCCAGAAGAACACACGCGATATCCAGAAATACTTTTACGGCATACGCACTAACGGCCAGCCCTCCCGCTTCAAGATTTCGGAGCGGTGGAAATTCATGCTGAACGCGCCCTTCGACATTGGCGCGGGCTGCTGCAATGAGATGAAAAAGAAGCCGATCGCCAAGTACGCGAAAGAGACCGGCCGCGTTCCGATCGTGGGCACAATGGCGTGCGAGTCATCACTGCGGACAAGCAACTGGCTCCGATACGGCTGCAACGCCTACGATAACAAGAAGGCGACGTCGGCACCTCTCTCGTTCTGGACTGACGCGGACATCTGGGAATACATCCGCACCTACGATATTCCATACTGCAAGATTTACGATATGGGCTACGTTCGGACGGGCTGCATCTTCTGCATGTTCGGCGTTCACCTCGACAGCGAGCCGAACCGCTTCCAGCGGCTGCAGAGGACGCACCCACAGTTGTGGCGCTACTGCATGAAGCCGTGGGACAAGGGCGGGCTCGGCATGCGCGAGGTACTGGAATACGTGGGCGTGCCCTACGAAAACTTCATGCTGGAGGAGGAAGACAATGTTTGAAAAAGTGAATCCGGCGCACCCGGACAAAATCGCAGATCGGATCGCAGGCGCGATCGTGGATCTGGCATATAACGAAAGCGCAAACCCGAAGATAGCCGTAGAGGTGCTGATCGGGCACGGCATGTGCAATATCGCAGCGGAGTCCTCCGTGCATATCTCAGCAACGGATATTCTGGAAGCAGTCTCGCGGATCGCGGGCGACGTGGTCGTAAACTACCATGAGGTCGCACAGGATCCCATTCTCGCAAGAAATCAGGCGAATGCCGTGCGCTGCGGCGACAACGGCATCTTCCGAGGCGTCCCCGTCACGGACGAACAGCGTGCGCTGGCAGAGATCGCAAGAGAAATCTTCGCACGATACCCCTCGGATGGTAAATACATTCTCGACAGTGACCGGCTCATCATCTGTCAAAGCTGCGCGGACACCGAAGACCTGCAAAATCAGTTCCCCGGCGCGGAGATCAACCCGCTCGGCGACTGGACAGGCGGCATCGATGTGGACACCGGCGCGACCAACCGAAAGCTCGGCAGCGATATGGCAGACAGTATTACAGGCGGAGGCCTTCATGGGAAAGACCTCTCGAAGGCAGATGTCAGCGTGAACATCTACGCATGGCTCAAAGCCCAGCGGGACGAAGTACCGGTCGAGCTCTGCTGTGCGATCGGCGACGATACCGTGGACGGCAGACCCTATGCCGAGATTGTCCGCATCGCCCGCGACTACATCCGCAGGATCGGCGGATTTGAGAAGTTCGCAGAATGGGGTTTGGTATGAACATTGAAAAGATCAGCGTGGAGAAACTGCTCCCCGCGAAGTACAATCCCAGAAAAGACCTGCAGCCCGGTGACCCGGAGTTCGAGAAGCTGAAGCGCAGCATAACCGAGTTCGGTTACGTCGAGCCGATCATCTGGAACAAGCGAACCGGTGTGGTCATCGGCGGGCACCAGCGGCTCAAGGTGCTGCAGCACCTCGGCTATACCGAGGTGGACTGCGTCGTGCTCGACATCGACGAACAGAAGGAAAAAGCCCTGAACGTGGCGCTGAATAAAATCAGCGGCGCGTGGGACGTTCCGCTCCTGACCGCATTGCTGCGTGATCTGGATGAGAGCGGCTTCGATGCCACCCTCACCGGCTTCGACGTCAGCGAGATGAGCGAACTGTTTGACGATCAGAGCGAGATCGTGGAAGACGATCCCCCGGAGGCAGCGCCGGAAGGCACGGAGCCATTCTCACAGCTCGGCGACCGCTGGTTGCTCGGCAGGCATGTCCTCTACTGTGGGGACAGCACCGAGAAAAAGGACATCGCAGCACTCATGGACGGCAAGCAGGCCGACCTCGTGGTAACGGATCCGCCATACAACGTGGGATATGAAGGCAGCAACGGACTGAGGATCCAGAACGACGATATGCCGGAGGAACAGTTTCTGGCGTTCCTGATCGCAGCATTCAGCCGGATGCATGATGTCATGAAACCCGGCACTCCGTTCTATATCTGGCACGCCGAGACGGTCGGCGGCGCATTCCGCAGAGCGACGAACGAGGCACTCGGCAAGGTGCGCCAGATGCTGGTGTGGAATAAGAACGCATTCACGATGGGACACCAAGATTACCAGTGGAAGCACGAAGCTTGCATTTACGGCTGGACAGACGGTGGCTCCCACTACTTCGTGGACGACCGGACGCAGGCAACGGTGATCGAGGACAAGCGCATTGATATCAACAAGCTGAAGAAGGAAGAAATGCGCGATCTGCTGCGGGAAATCTTCTCGGACAAGGTCTCGACGACTGTGATCGACGAAAACAAACCCGCCCGAAACGCGGATCACCCGACGATGAAGCCGTTGAAGCTCTTGGCGCGGCTCATCAAAAATAGCTCGCGGCAGGGCGACATCGTGCTCGACACCTTCGGCGGCAGCGGTAGCACACTCATCGCCTGCGAGCAGCTTGGCAGATCATGTTACACGATGGAGCTCGACCCGAAATATGCGGACGTGATTGTCAAACGCTGGCTGAAATTCACCGGCGCGGATCACGCCGAGCTCGTGCGCGGAGGCAAAAAGCAGCCGGTCACGGCGAATATGTTATAACTGCTAATTCTTCTGCTTTTCGGTTTTGCATCTGGACTTCCTCGTTTCTTTCTGGCTTAATACCCTTACCATAAACAAGGGAGGTACCCACCATGACACTGGAAAAGGCAACGAAAGACATGCAAGCGCTGGTCGCGCAGCACGGCTTCAACTACGAAGGCGAGCTCACCTACGACGGACGGCAGATCTTCACTCGGCGCTGGACGAAGAAAACGCAGGTCGTGTGGTACGGCGAAAGCGAAAGCACGCTGGAGATCAAGATCAGCATGAGTTACGGCATCCCGCTGGTCAGGATCGTCCGCGACGGCAGACGCGAAGACAAGCCCCGTGACTACTCAAGCCCGAAGCGGGCATTCAACGCCATTGGCGAGATCGTTCGATGCGCCGGATTCGAGATGTAAGGAGGCGGACATGATGTACGAAAGCAGAAAAGAAGCAGCGGACGCCTGCAAATACGAAGCAGCGGCAGCCGAGCGATTCAGCACGGCGGCCATCCGGAAAGCGAGCGAAGGCCAATGCAGCGCAGCATGGCGGCTCGCGGATCAGGCCAGAATGGCAGCACGGTGCGCGATGCAGGCGCACGAAGCGCTGTGGGCACTGGTGGGCGAAGACATGACCGAAGCAGAGTTCGACGCCTTCGAGAAAGCAGAGATCGCACAGGTCTCCGCAGGTAGAGCCGAACGCGCGGCGGCTGCAGCGGTCGAAAAGCTGAACGCAACGCAGCACGGCCTGCCCCCGAAGCTCGACGCTCTCTGCGAACAGACAGGTACCCGCCCCGAAGGGATCAAGGCGCTCATGGCCTACTACACAGAGAACAGCGGATGGACAGAACAGCAGGCGGTCGAGCACATCGAAAAACTCTTCGAGGACGGGACGGTCGAGGCGCTTCAGATGCTCAAATAAGGACAGCAGCAGCGTCGCAGAACACAGTTCTGCGGTCGCTTTTTTAGTTGTTTTCTTTCTGCTAATTCCGCGTTTTTGGTCTGGACTTTCCCGCTCTTCTCTGGCTTAATTGTCCTACCAAAAACAAAGGAGACAACCCCACCATGACAGAGAAACAGATCAAGCAGGTCAAAGCCCAGCTCCCCGAAGGCGAAACGCTCAACAGGATGTACCGCTCCTACGAAGGCGACATCCGCGTGATCAGCCGAGACAGGAAAGGCAACGAACACCGGTACACAACCCGCCTCAACGCAGACATGAGCGTAACGCTCATAAGCATGTAAGGAGGTGGACGCAGTGATCACACTTGAAAGCTTCTACGACCTGATCAGCCGGAACGCACAGGTCACGCTGCTGAACACCCGGTGCCGCACGAACATCTTTACCGGCAGCGCACGGGACATCCCAGACGAATACAGCGCCTGCCCGGTCGAGGACTTCAGCATGAACGACAGCGGCCACCTGACCTTCAAGATCAAGATCAAGGAAACCCGGCCAGCGGGCAGCAACTGGCAGGAAGGCACGATTCGAGTCCATGACCGGATCTACCACTACTGGGTAAAGCAGTACCCGGAGAGCTCCAAGTACGGGATCGGCGGCGGGCGCGTCTCGAAGCTGATGCTGAAGCGCAAAGGCGAAATCGTCTGCAACTACGATCGCGGCTGGGACGTAAAGCCCATCGACGAAGACACCGAGCTGGCGAAGGACATCATCCTCCACCAGTACACGCTGTAAGGAGAGATTGACGATGTTCGGAATCAGAAGAGAGACGGTCGAGCGCCTGCGCCGTGAATACCCCGTCGGCTGCAGAGTCGAGCTCGTACAGATGGACGACGTGCAGGCTCCTCCGATCGGGACGAAGGGAACGGTCAGAGGTGTCGACGATATCGGCAGCATCATGGTCAGATGGGACAACGGCTGTAGGCTCTCGGTGGCATACGGCGAAGACATGTGCAGGAGAATTGACGAATGAAGAAGCCGGTACTGAAATATGACAGTCGCGGCCCCGAAGGCAACGTGTTCTGGATACTCGGACATGTGCAGCGGGTGATGCAACGCGACGGCAGGAGCGCCGAATGGGAGAAACTGTGGGAGCGAGTGCAGAGCGCGGACAGCTACAACGATGCGCTGCAGCTGATCGGTGAAGAGGTCACGCTCATAGATACAGCAAAATAAGGAAGAATGCGGCAGCGTCGGACGCTGTCGTTTTTTGTCGAAAAATACAGGAGGGACAGAGCGATTGGCGGACAACAAGATCATTGTCCCGGAAAAGAAAATCATTACGAACGCCACTCTCGCCGATCGCGCCGTTGCCTTTATATCCGCCCTGAAACATACAAAGGGTGAATGGCATGGTAAGAACTTTGAGCTGCTGCCGTGGCAGGAGAAAGTTGTGCGAGACGTTTTCGGGACAGTTAAAGAAAACGGATATAGGCAATACAACACGGCGTACATTGAAATACCGAAGAAACAAGGCAAGAGCGAACTCGCAGCAGCGGTCGCTCTTTATTTGTTGGCCGGTGACGGCGAATGGGGCGCGGAGGTCTACGGCTGCGCAGCAGACCGGCAGCAGGCATCCATCGTCTTTGACGTCGCCTGCCAGATGGTGGAGCAATGCCCTGCGCTGAAGAAACGCATCAAGCCAGTGCTTTCCCAGAAGCGACTGGTTTACACACCCCTCAACAGCTTTTATCAGGTGCTGTCGGCAGAATCCTATACGAAGCACGGGCTGAACGTCCATGGTGTCGTTTTCGATGAGCTCCACGCCCAGCCAAACCGGCTGCTGTATGACGTTATGACCCACGGCTCCGGCGACGCGCGAAAACAGCCGCTGTTCTTCCTGATCACAACTGCAGGCACCGATAGGAACAGTATCTGCTGGGAGGTGCATCAGAAGGCAGAGGACATTCTCGCCGGACGCAAAAACGATCCGACTTTCTACCCTGTGATTTATGGCATCGACGATGATGCGGATTGGTCGGATGAACGCAATTGGTACAAGGCGAATCCCTCTCTGGATGTGACCGTAGATGTAGAAAAGCTCCGCGCTGCCTACCAGAGTGCGAAGGACAATCCAGCGGAAGAGAATCTTTTCAGGCAGCTGCGACTCAATCAATGGGTGAAGCAGTCGGTGCGCTGGATGCCCATGGACGCTTGGGATAAATGTGATACCCTCGTAAATCCGGAAACACTCATTGGCCGAGAGTGCTACGGCGGGCTTGACCTTTCAAGTAGTACGGACATAACGGCATTTGTTCTTGTGTTTCCGCCGCGCGAAGAGAACGAGCCGTATTATGTTCTCCCGTACTTTTGGGTGCCGGAGGACACGATTGACCTCCGAGTGCGGCGCGACCATGTACCGTATGATGTGTGGAAGGCGCAAGGCTCGGCCATGGCAACCGAAGGAAACGTTATTCATTATGGATTCATCGAGCAATTCATTGCAGATCTTGGCACCAAATATAACATCAAGGAAATCGCATACGACCGATGGGGCGCAGTGCAAATGAGCCAAGACCTTGCGGACGCAGGTTTCACGATCGTTCCATTCGGTCAGGGATTCAAAGATATGAGTCCGCCGACGAAAGAACTCATGAAACTGGTACTCGAAGGTAGGATCGCCCACGGCGGCAACGCCCCGCTGCGATGGATGATGGATAACATCTATGTGCGGACAGATCCCGCAGGCAATATCAAACCGGATAAGGAAAAGAGCACAGAGCGCATTGACGGTGCAGTAGCAACGATCATGGCGCTCGACCGTGCAATTCGCCACCAAGGCTCCGATGAGTCAGTATATGACTCGCGCGGGCTTTTGTTTATATAAATATGTAGTACAGGAGGATACAAATGGGAATTTTCAGTGGACTGTTCAAATCAAGGGACAAGCCTCAAGACAGAACAGCAGGCAGCAATTATGCTTTCTTCTTCGGCGGCACGACCTCCGGCAAAGCGGTAACGGAACGATCTGCCATGCAGATGACCGCCGTGTATTCCTGCGTTCGCATCCTGTCGGAAGCTTTCGCAGGACTGCCGCTACACCTCTACAAATACACGGAAAGCGGCGGCAAAGCAATGGCGCTCGACCATCCACTCTACCGCTTGCTCCACGATGAGCCGAACCCGGAGATGAGTTCCTTCGTGTTCCGAGAAACCCTCATGACGCACCTGCTCCTTTGGGGCAACGCCTATGCACAAATCATCCGCAACGGCAAGAACGAGATCGTTGCTCTGTATCCCTTGATGCCGAACAAGATGTCGGTGGACAGAGATGAAAACGGGCGTCTCTACTACACCTATTATCGTGGCTCGGACGAAGCTATAAAAAATAAGGATTTTTCCGTAACGCTTCATCCCTCGGATGTGCTTCATATCCCCGGCTTGGGCTTTGACGGTCTGGTCGGCTACAGTCCCATTGCTATGGCGAAAAACGCCATCGGCATGGCTATCGCCTGTGAGGAGTACGGCGCAAAGTTCTTCGCCAACGGCGCTGCTCCGGGCGGTGTGCTGGAACACCCCGGTACGATCAAAGACCCACAGCGAGTGCGGGAGAGTTGGCAGTCCACCTTCGGCGGCAGCGGTAATGCAAACAAAATCGCCGTTCTGGAAGAAGGCATGAAGTACACGCCTATCGGTATCTCGCCGGAGCAGGCACAGTTCCTCGAAACACGCAAATTCCAAATCAATGAGATCGCTCGAATTTTCCGAGTCCCGCCCCACATGGTCGGAGATCTGGAAAAGTCGAGCTTTTCTAATATTGAGCAGCAGTCCTTGGAATTCGTGAAATACACCCTTGACCCATGGGTCATCCGCTGGGAGCAGTCCATTCAGCGGTCGCTTTTATCTGCGGATGAAAAATCAAGGTATTTTGTGAAGTTCAATCTGGAAGGTCTGCTCCGCGGCGATTACCAGAGCCGCATGAACGGGTACGCCATTGGTCGTCAGAACGGCTGGATGTCCGCAAATGACATCCGGGAGCTTGAAAACCTCGACCGTATCCCGGCAGAGGACGGCGGCGACCTGTACCTCATTAACGGCAATATGCTCCCGCTGAAAAATGCGGGTGCTTTTGCAGATACACCTACCGATGACGGAAAGGAGGAAAAAACCGATGAAGAAATTTTGGAATTGGAAGAACCAGACGGAGACAGCGGAACGAACGCTGTTCCTGAACGGAACCATCGCCGAGGAAAGCTGGTTTGACGATGATGTCACGCCGCAGCTTTTCAAGGACGAGCTCATGTCCGGTAGCGGAAATATTACCGTGTGGATCAACTCTCCCGGCGGCGACTGCGTGGCTGCAGCGCAAATCTACAATATGCTCATGGACTACAAGGGTGATGTGACCGTGAAAATCGATGGCATTGCGGCATCCGCAGCATCCGTCATCGCTATGGCAGGCACGAAGGTGCTGGTGTCTCCCGTGTCCATGCTTATGATCCACAACCCCATGACGGCGGCATTCGGCAATTCGGACGAGATGCAGAAGGCTATCGAGATGCTCTCAAGCGTTAAGGATTCTATCATCAACGCCTATGAGATCAAGACGGGGCTTCCCCGTGCCAAGCTCTCGCACCTCATGGATGCCGAAACTTGGATGGACGCAAACAAGGCTGTAGAACTCGGCTTTGCGGACGAAATCATGCAGAGAAGTACAGAATCCGATGGCGTACCCGCGCCCACCGTTTCCATGCTGTATTCCAAGGCGAATGTGGTGAACTCTCTCATGGAGAAGATCGCTGCAAAGTGCGCCATTGAACCCAAACCCGCTGTGCCGGAGCGCACGGGACGCTCTGTAGATGAACTCAGAGCCAAGCTGAACACCATCAAAAACTACATTTAATATGGAGGTATTTCAATATGACTATCGTTGAACTGCGCGAAAAGCGCGCCAAGCTGTGGGCTACGATGGAGGGCTTCCTCGACACCCACCGCGACCGAAAAGGCGTTCTGTCTGCCGAGGACGATGCCGTTTACGCCAATATGGAGAAGGAGCTGAACGATCTCACTAATGAGGTCAGACGCATGGAGCGCCGCGATGCCATCGCCGCAGAGCTTGCAAAGCCCGTATCCTCTCCCATCACCGAGCAGCCCCAGAAAGCGACCGGCGAAACCAAGACCGGCAGAGCGTCTAACGCCTACCGCGAGGATTTCGGTCTGCATCTGCGCGGCAAACGTATGCTCCACAATGTGCTCTCCGAGGGCGTGGACGCCAACGGCGGCTATCTCGTCCCCACGGAGTTTGAGAAGTTCATCGTGGACACGCTCAAGGAGGAAAATGTGATGCGCCGTCTGTGCAAGGTCATCACTACCGATAACGAGCGTAAGATCCCCGTTGCAGCGACCCATTCCACCGCTGCGTGGACTGCTGAAAATGCTGCCTACACCGAGAGCAATCCCACCTTCGCACAGAAGACCATTGATGCCTACAAGCTGACCGACCTTGTGAAGGTAAGCATTGAGCTTCTGGACGACAGTGCCTTCGATCTGGAAGAGTACATCGCCCGTGAGTTTGCCTACGCCTTCGGTGCTGCCGAGGAACAGGCATTCTGCGTCGGCACCGGTACGGGTCAGCCCACCGGCCTGTTCACCACCAACGGTGGCACGGTCGGCGTTACCGCAGCCAGTGCGACCGCCGTCACCACCGACGAGGTGATTTCCCTAATCTATGCGCTGAAAGCACCTTACCGCAAGAATGCCAAGTTCCTGATGAACGATGCTACTGTTTCCGCACTTCGTAAGCTGAAGGATTCCAACGGTCAGTATCTGTGGCAGCCCTCCCTGCAGGCGGGTCAGCCGGACAGACTGCTCGGTTACGAGATTTACACTAGCCCGTATGCTCCCACGCTGGCGGCAGGTGCGCTCTCCATTGCCTTTGGCGATTTCCAGAGCTATTGGATCGCTGACCGCACCGGCAGAACCGTTCAGCGTCTGAACGAGCTGTATTCCACCAACGGTCAGGTCGGCTTTGTTGCCACCGAGCGTGTGGACGGCAAGATCATCCTGCCGGAGGGTATCCAGCTTCTGAAGATGAAGGCGTCTTGATGAAAGGAGGCGGCGGTGATGGACGAGCTTCTTTCCAAAGTGAAAGCCAACCTCATACTGGGACATACGGCGGATGATGCCCTGCTGAAAAGCTACATCACCGCCGCTGTTTCTTACGCTGAAAGCTACCAGCACATCCCGGAGGGCTACTACAAGGAGAACTCCATGCCAGCCACCACAGAGCAAGCCGTCATCATGCTGTCGTCCCACTTCTATGAAAGCCGGGACGGCAGCACGGGCGGCTTCTTTGCGGATAACACCGGAGCGGCGCAGCAGGTGTGGAACACGGTCAATCTGCTGCTCCGCTTGGATAGGCGGTGGCAGGTATGAGTTTCGGAAAGATGAACGACTTTGCCGACATTGTGGAAACCATCCAAGTCAAAGACAGTGAGGGTTTCACCTATTCCGAGGATGAAGTCCTCGCTTCCGTCCGTGTGTACCGGGAAGGTCGGCATGGCTCTCAGCGCTGGGCGAACCTCGCCGCATTCAGCGAAGCGACCGACCTGTTCCGCTTTCGGTGTATTCCGGGGCTGACGGTCACTACCGACCAGTTTCTCATCTGTGACGACTGTCGCTACGACATTGTGTCCGTAGAGAATGTCAAAGGCCGTGGGATGTACATTGAGGTGCTGGCGAAAAAGGAGGTGCCGACCGTTGGCTAAGTGTGACATGAAAATGCCGGAGGATTTCCTTCTGAAGATTTCCAAGCTCGGCAGCAACTTTGACAGTGTGGCGGATACCGTCCTGCAGGCCGGTGGCGAAGTCGTGCTGAAGAGAGTCAAGAGCAATCTCTCCTCCGTCATCGGCAGGGGGACAAAGTTCAAATCCCACACCACGGGCGAACTGGAAGGCGCACTCGGCCTTTCTCCCTCCAAGCTGAACCGGGACGGCAACCACGACATCAAGGTCGGTTTTGCCGAGCCTCGCTCGGACGGCGGCAGCAACGCCAAGCTGGCCAACATCATCGAATACGGCAAGCACGGTCAGCCTGCAAAGCCGTTTCTGAAGCCTGCGAAAACGGCATCCCGGCAGGAATGCATCGATGCCATGACCAAGGCGCTGGATGAGGAGGTGGAAAAGCTGTGAGCCTGTTATCCGATTTGCAAAAACTCGCCGAAAGCTGCGGCGTGTCCGTGGAAACGGGTGTGTTTTCCGGCAAAGCGCCGGACACCTATCTGGTCATCACGCCGCTCTCGGACAGCTTTGAGCTCCACGCCGACAACGCTCCCGGCTGTGAGACACAGGAGGCACGGCTGTCCCTCTTCACAAAGGGCAGCTACACCAAACTGAACAATGCACTCGTCCGTGCCTTGCTGGGTGCGGATTTTTATATTACCGATCGCCGATATATCGGCTTTGAAACCGAGACCGGCTACCATCACTACGCCATTGATGTGGCGCAAATCTACGAACTGGAGGAATGAATCATGGCAACGATTGGTCTTGACAGACTGTATTATGCAAAAATCACCGAGAACGACGCCGGTGAGGAAACCTACGGTACGCCGGAGCAGCTTGCGAAAGCCATCTCCGCTGACCTTTCGGTGGAACTGGCGGAAGCGACGCTCTATGCCGATGACGGCGCTTCGGAGATCGTAAAGGAATTCAAATCCGGCACACTCTCCCTTGGCATTGACGATATCGGCTCTACGGCGGCATCCGACCTCACGGGTGCAACCATCGACAAAAACAAGGTGCTGATTTCCGCATCCGAGGACGGCGGCGACCCTGTGGCGGTGGGCTTCCGCGCCAAGAAGTCCAACGGCAAGTACAAGTATTACTGGCTGTACCGCGTGAAATTCGGTATCCCGGCGACGAACCTTGCCACCAAGGGCGACAGCATTACCTTCTCCACGCCGACCATTGAGGGCACTATTCTGCGCCGCAACAAGGCAGACGCAGGCGGCAAGCACCCGTGGAAAGCGGAGGCACTGGAGGGCGATGTGACCGCTGCGACTATCACGAACTGGTATAAGGAAGTCTATGAGCCGACCTATACCACGACACCCGAAAAACAAGGTTAACGGAGGTAACGCACAATGGATAACGAAAGAACCGCAGTCATCACCATCGGCGACGAGGAGTACACGCTGCTCCTCACAACCAAGGCCACCAAGGAGATCGCCGGTCGATACGGCGGTCTGGAAAACCTCGGCGAGAAGCTGATGAAGTCAGAGAACTTTGAAATGGCAATCGGCGAGATCGTGTGGCTGATTACGCTTCTTGCAAATCAGAGTATTCTTGTCCACAACCTCAAGGATAAAGAGCATCCCAAGGAGCTGCTCACGGAGGATGTGGTGGAGCTTCTGACCACGCCGCTCGATCTTGCCGGATACAAAACCGCCATTACGGAAGCTCTCTATAAGGGCACCAAGCGGAATGTGGAAAGTGAGAAAGACGCAAAAAACGCACAAGTCGGGTGACGGTCTCCGATGCGGAGCTGTTTACCCGGCTTCTTTATTACGGTCTTGCCCACCTTCATCTCAGCCAGGATGAAGTGTGGCTGATGCCGTTTGGACTGCTTTTGGACTTATGGGAGTGCCACAAACAGTATAACGGGCAAGCCACACCAGCACGAGAGCATTACATCGACGATATTATCCCGGACGGCATTTAAGGAGGTGACGGTACATGGCAGACAGTTTCGGACTGAAGATCGGTCTTGAGGGTGAAAAAGAGTTCAAAAAAGCACTGGCGGATATCAACCAGTCCTTCAAGGTGCTCGGCTCCGAAATGAAGCTCGCCACCTCTCAGTTCGATAAAAACGATAAATCCGTGGAGGCTCTCGCCGCACGGAATAAGGTGCTGCGAAAAGAGATCGATGAGCAGACGACAAAAATCGACACTCTTCGCAAGGCTCTGCAGAATGCCGCCACCTCTTTCGGAGAGAACGACCGCCGCACCCAGAACTGGCAGATCCAACTCAACAATGCCGAAGCCGCCCTCAATGACATGAACCGGGAGCTGGATGAAAACGAGAAAGCCATCAAGGAGGGCGGCAAGGCTGCGGAGGAATCCGGCAGTAAGTTTGAAGGCTTCGGCAAGGTTCTCAAAACCGTAGGTGTGGCACTCGGCGCTGTGGCTGTTGCCGCAGGTGCCGCCGCTGTGAAGCTCGGCAAAGAGGTCATCGCTGCCTATGCAGACTATGAGCAGTTGGTCGGTGGTGTTGACACCCTGTTCAAGGACTCCTCGCAGGAGATCCAACGGTATGCCGCCAACGCATACAAAACGGCCGGTCTTTCTGCCAACGAGTACATGGAGACGGTCACGGGCTTTTCCGCAAGCCTCATCCAGTCCCTCGGCGGCGATACCGAGAAAGCCGCAAAGTATGCGGATATGGCAATCACGGATATGTCCGACAACGCCAATAAGATGGGCACGGATATGTCCTCCATTCAGAATGCCTACCAGGGTTTTGCCAAGCAGAACTACACGATGCTCGACAACCTCAAGCTGGGCTACGGCGGCACGAAGCAGGAAATGGAGCGACTGCTCGCCGATGCGGAGAAGATATCCGGCGTCAAGTACGACATCTCCTCCTATGCGGATGTGGTGGAAGCCATCCATGTCATGCAGGAGAGCATGGACATTGCCGGTACGACCGCAAAAGAAGCGGAAGCCACTATTTCCGGCTCTGTCAATGCGCTGAAATCCGCCGTGTCGAACCTCATAGTGGGCTTCGGAGATGCGGATGCTGACATGGAGCTGCTTTGCAACAACATGGTGGATGCCTTCAAGACCGTGGTGGCAAACATCACCCCGGTCATTGAGAACATCGTGGCGGCTCTGCCCACGGCGCTGGATGCCCTGCTGACGGCTGTGGGTGAACTGCTGCCCACACTGCTGGAAGCAGTCACCGAACTGTTCTCGCAGGTGCTGGAAACGCTGCTTTCTTTGCTTCCGCAGCTTATCCCGGCGGCGGTGTCCGCGCTCATGACCATCGTGAATACGTTGATTGAGAATCTGCCCCTGCTTATTGAGGCTGCGGTTCAGTTGGTGTCCACGCTGGTGACCGGCATTGCGGATGCGCTGCCCACGCTCATCCCGGCAGCGGTGCAGGCTATCGTCACCATCGTGCAAGGACTGGTGAACAGCCTGCCGATGCTCCTGGATGCTGCGCTGCAGCTTATAACAGGGCTTGCCCAGGGACTATTGGACGCACTGCCCGTGCTGATTGCCGCTCTGCCGGAGATCATCAACGGCATCATTACCTTCTTACTGGATTCGATCCCGCAGATCATCGAAACAGGCATTCAGCTTCTGACCTCGCTTGTTGCTGCATTGCCGGATATCATTATGGCAATTGTGGAAGCTATCCCGAAAATCATTGAAGGCATTATCAACGCCGTGCTGAACGCCATACCTCAGATCATCCAAGCGGGTATCGACCTGCTGATTTCGCTGATACAGGCTTTGCCGCAGATCATCACGACTATCGTGCAGGCCATTCCGCAGATCATCTCCGGCATTGTCAATGCCCTCATCGGGAACATCGACAAGATCATCATGGCAGGTGTGCAGTTGTTCGTTGCGCTGATTGAAAACCTACCTACTATTATCGTGGAGATCGTCAAGGCTGTGCCGCAGATCATTGCGGGTATCGTGAAAGCCTTCGGCTCTCTGATGTATAAGATCGTGGAGATCGGCGGCAACATCGTCAAGGGACTGTGGAGCGGTATTACCCAGCTTGCCTCATGGCTGTGGGACAAGGTGTCCGGGTGGATCTCTTCCATCTGGGACGGTATCTGCGATTTCTTCGGTATCCATTCGCCCTCGAAGGAAACGGCATGGGTCGGTGAAATGCTGGTCAAGGGTCTTGCAGGCTCCATTGACGACAACGGCGATGAAGCGGTCAAAGCCGCAGAAGGAATGGCAGAGGACATCAACGGTGTCATGGGCGACCTTGCTCACGATATGCAGACGGCTCTGCCCACCGACTTTGACGTGAACGGCTCGATCTGCTCTGCCGTGGACGGCGTGGTCGGCAAGGCGGCGTCCGCTTTCACTATTGCCCTGAACATTACGAACTTCAACAATTACAGCAGTGAGGATATCCGTCAACTCACCAACGAAGTCATGGAAACGGCGAACCAGTTCGCCCAGCGGAAAGGAGTGGTATTCGCATGACCTATTTCACCTACAACGGCCGCAGTTCCGCTGAGTTCGGTCTGCATATCGAGAAGAAGGACGTGTTCTCCGCACCGGAGTACGATGCTGAGTTCATCTCCATTCCCGGCAGAAGCGGTGACATCATCAATCCGAACCGCCGCTTTGCCAACATCAAGGTGACCTACACAGTGTTCCTCGCTCGGAAGAATATAGCCGCACTTGCCACTGTCCTGCGGGACATTAAGGGCTGGCTTTATTCCGAGCCGGACAGATACCACGAAATCACTGACTCCTACGATGCGGAGTATTTCCGCTACGGCGTCATCTCCGGCAGTCTGGACATTGAAGAGCAGCTGAACAAGGTCGGCAGTTTCACCGTGACCTTCAACTGCAAGCCTTTCAAATACAGCTTTGCGGGGCAGGAAACGGTGTCGGCTGACGCTTCTGTACTGACGATCACCAATCCGACTGCTTTTGAGAGTCGACCGTATATTAAGCTCTATGGCAACGGGACGGTGGTAATAATGATACAGCCCCAAGGCCGTGGCATGATGATTTCCAATCTGGATGAGTACATCGAGATCGACAGTGAATTGATGAACTGCTTCAAAGACACCATCCTCAAAAACGATAAGGTTAAGGGTACGGAGTTTCCCGTTCTCAAGCCGGGTGTTTGCACCATTAACTGCAATGGCGATGTGTCAAGGATTGAGGTCGTTCCAAGGTGGTGCTGTCTGTGATCCCTGTACTTTACGCCGCAAATACCACCGATTTCAGCTCATTCGGTCTTGGCGTACTGACGGACACCATCTCCTGCGAGGTCACAGAGGAGCGAAACGGTGTGTTTGAGTGTCTGCTCAAATACCCGGTGAGCGGTCAGCACTATGGGCTAATCACAAAGGAGTGCATCATCAAGGCAAAGCCCAATGACACCGCCGCCGACCAGGCGTTCCGCATTTATCGCATCACGAAGCCCTTAAACGGCATCGTCACCATCTACGGTCAGCACATCTCGTATGACCTCGCCAATGTTCCGGTGATGCCGTTTTCGACGGAGAGCCGTTCTCCGCAGCTTATCCTCTCGCAGCTACTTGCCGGAGATACACGCTTTACGGGTTGGACGGATTACTCGGATGCAAAGGCGTTTTCCGTCACGCAGCCGAAAAGCGTCAGAGCCTGCCTCGGCGGCACGGAAGGCTCCATGCTCTCCAAATGGTATGGTGAGTTTGAATGGGACAACTTCACGGTGAAGTTCCATTCGCACCGTGGGCAGAAGACCGGAGTGGTCATTGAATACGGCAAGAACCTCACCGCCATGGAGCAGGACGAGGACAACAGCGGTGTATATACCGCACTGCTCCCGTATGCCGTATACACCCCGGAAGGATCGGACATCGAAACGGTGGTCACGCTGCCGGAGGTCACGCTCCCCATTGTGACCTCGGAGATCGTCCGGGCAAAAACGCTCATCATGGATTTCTCCGACCAGTTTGACGGAGTTGTGACCGAGGAAGCCCTCAGAGCAAAAGCAAACAGTTACATCAAGGCAAATCCGCTGGGAGCGACTATCCCCACGGTGAAGGTGTCCTTTGAGCCGCTCTGGAAACAGCCGGAGTATTCGGCACTGCTGGAGCGGGTCAACCTCTGCGATACCGTCATCATTCGGCATTCACTGCTTGGTGTGAGCGTGTCGGCTATGGTCATCGAAACCGTATACGACACTCTTGCCGAACGGTATGTGAGCATTTCCCTCGGTCAGAGCAAGTCCAGTATGATCACCACCATTTCCGAGGTGCAGTCCACGGTCGACAAGGTGGAGTCCACGGTGGGACGCTTTCCAAAGCTGCTTCAAACCGCCATCGGTAAAGCCACCGGGCTTATCACCGGCCAGAGCGGCGGCTATGTGGTCATCCATACCACCGAGGAAAACGGACAGCCCTATGAGCTGCTCATTCTGGATGCACCATCCATTGACGATGCTGTGAATGTCTGGCGGTGGAATGTGGGCGGCCTGGGCTTTTCCCATAACGGCTACAACGGCCCCTACGAAACTGCCATCACGGCAGATGGTCAGATCGTCGCAGACTTCATCACCTCTGGCTCCTTGGTGGCGAACATCATCAAGGCCGGTGTCATCCAGTCTCAGGACGGCTCGTCCTGGTGGGATTTGGAAAGCGGCGAGGTCGTGCTTCGTGCCTACGCTACCAGCAAGGAGGTCACCGAGGTCAGCGACCGCATTACCACCATCGAGGAGCAGAAAATGCTCCGGCTCGTCATCATCTCGTCCAACGGGAACATCTTCAAAAACGGCAATGTAAAAACGCTGCTTTCCGCCAAGGTGTACTCCTGGGACGAGGACATCACCGACACGCTGGACGCCAATCAGTTTATTTGGACAAGAGTGTCGGAGGATACAGAGGCGGACAAGGTCTGGAATGAACAGCATTTCGGCGGTGCAAAGTCCGTGGTCATCACCGGTGCGGATGTCAAAGTCCGCGCCACTTTTTATTGTGACCTCATCGACACCACGACCAGGCAGAGCCTGTTATAACGGAGGAATTTACTATGGCAACCGCAGAACCCACAACAGAAACCGGCACAGTGTCCGGTTCAGATACAACAACTTCAAAGGAGGCTTCTCACATGAGCAAAGCACAAGGCCAGTTTACCATCATCGACTACAATGACGCACTGACGCTGACGGGGTACATCGGCTCAAACCTCGCCAAGACTCAGATGTATAACCCCGACAACGGCAGTTATACCCCGGACTGGAAAACGAAGAACCTCGTTCTGACGCCCAGCCTGTATGTCATCGGCACCACCGCCGACCAGATCGCCACCGCCAATGTCACCTCGGTCAAGTGGTATGTGGGCGACAGCAACACCGCCATTACCGCAGGTACGAACTACGGACTGAGTGGTGCCAAGAGCCACATCCTCACGGTCAAGGCCAATGTCATGGCGGAGCTGCCCGGCATCGACTACCGCTGTGTCATCACCTACAAGGACGAAAGCACCGGCCTGTCGCTGACCCATCCGCTGACCATTTCCTTCTCCCGTGTGGTCAACGGCTCCGGCATCGTTGACCTGCTGGTCACCACGCCCAACGGCAATGTGTTCAAGAACGAGGAGGTCGCCAGTCTGACCGCCAAGGCCGAGCTGTGGCGTGGCTCTACGGTAGACACCACCAAGGTCAGCTACAAGTGGGCGGTCATGGACGCTTCCGTCACCGCTACTTCTTCCACCGGCTATGATGCGGACTTCGGTATCGGCTGGCGCAAGCTCTCGGATACCGCCGACAAATACACCGGCACGGCCACCAATACCCTCACGGTCTACGCCGCAGCGGTGGACAGCTACGCCGTGTTCAAGTGCTGTGCCCAGGACACGGATTCCGCATCCGCTTCTTATAACACGAAGTTTTTCGATGTGGCGACCTTCATCGATAACTCCGACCCGCTGCAGATCATCGTCACCTCCACGGGCGGCGATGTGTTCAAGAACGGTCAGGGCACGACCGTGCTGACCGCTGTCTGCTATCAGGCAGGCTCCGAGGTGGACGCAGCCGGAAACGGCAGATACACATGGACGAAGTACAACAAGGACGGTGTAGTTGACACCTCTTGGGGAACCAACGGCAGCAAGACCGGCAAGACCCTGTCGGTGTCCAGCGCCGATGTGGATACCAAGGCAACCTTTATGGTCGTTGTGGCACTTTAAGGAGGTGGTGAGATGATCGCATCGGCACAGTTCACGATTATCAGTCTCTGCGATGTGGTCACCTCGGACACGCCGCCGGAGAACCCCTATGAGGGGCAGCTCTGGGTGGACACCTCTGTGACCCCGCCGGAGACGAAGATATGGGACGGAAACGAATGGGTGGTGCAGAACGACATTGAAACGATCCGCACCACCATTTCCATCCTGACCGAGAAGGATGCACAGTTCCAGCAGACCATCGACGGGCTGAACAGCTATGTGGCGACCCTTACCGAAACGGTGGAAACAGTGTCCAACGATCAGGGCGTCCTGGAGGAACGGGTACTGAATTCCGAGAGCCGGGTTTCGGAACTGGAACACACAGTGGATGGACTGTCCGTCACCATGCAGGAGCAGTACATCGGCGGCATCAACTATGTGCAGAACTCTTCCGGGCTGAACGGCATCACGGATGATTGGAGCTACTCCGGTACGGTAAAAACAGATACCTCCACCGATACCCAGAACAACACCATTTCCGACTCCTGCTTTGTGCTGGGGGCTTACTCCTCGTTGTCGCAGTACATCCGAGGGGTGGTTCCCGGCACTTATACGATCTCGGTTCGGGCAAAGAAAACCTCGACCATGTCCGGGTATTTCTATGTGACCTACAACGGGAACAAAACCAAGTACCTGTTCAATAAGTCCACGGCGTTTGACTGGACGGATTACTCCGTAACGCTCACGGATGTGACCGACCCCACGTTGCGTATTTACTGCTACTGTCGGGATGCGTCCATTTATCTCGCCGACATCATGATTTCCGAAGGAGCGATTCCCCGAAAGTGGACGCCTGCTCCCAACGAGATCTACACTCAGGAGGTCAAGATCGACAAGCGGGGCATCGAGGTATCCAACAGCGCATCGTCCCAGCGGACGGTTATCACGAACACGGAGTTCGCCGGTTACTACAACGACGAGGTGATTTTCACCCTGAACAAGGACGAAACGCAAACCAAGAAAACCACGGTGGACGGCGAGCTGACTGTGGGCAAAACGAAGTTTGTCCCGATGCCCACGGCGTCCGAGGGGTTGAATATCGTCATTCTGGATTAAGGAGGGAAAGCTATGGCAACTTGGAAAAGTGCAGCATACGATGGGCGCTATCTTCAACTGGACATTTCAGAAAGCGTGAATGTGGTCGGTAACAGCTCGACACTTTCCTGGACGCTGACCTCTACCGGCGGCGCATCGACTTACTACACCATTGACACGACCACTGTAACGATCAACGGTACGACCGTCTACTCAAAGGAACGTACCTATTGGGATGACCGTGTTTTCCCGGCAAAGAAAGGTTCTGTCAGTGGCACGATTACTGTAGCTCACAACAGCAACGGCAGCAAAACGATTGCGGTCGGATTCTCGACCCGTGTTTATATCTACGGTTCACAGGAATACGGCGGCAGCATGACGCTGACTACCATTGACCGCTCTGCTCCCACAGTTACATTCAGTACATCGAATGTCACGGCAAACGGCTTCAAAATCTCCGCTACATCCTCTGCCACGGCGGACATCTGGCAGTACAGCACAAACGGCGGTTCGAGCTGGACGCAGTTCTCAACGACGGCATCCACCAGCGCCAGCGTAACACTGTCCTCGCTTTCGCCGAACACCAGCTACACGGTGAAGGTCAGAGCTAGGCGGCAGTACAATCATGTCTACGGCACCTCCGGTAGCTCCACAGTGAAAACACTGGGCGGTGCTGTGGTGAATAGTGTCAACACGGTGACGGCGGACAATGCCACGGTTTCCATTACCATCAATGTGACCGTGTACGAAGCCTCTTACACCAATACGCTGGTGCTCAAAAACGGCAGCGCGACCATCCTGACTATTTCCGGGCTTTCCTGGTCGAAGGGCACGGCGAACCGCACGGTCACGCTGACATCGGCGCAGAGAACAACGCTTTTGAACGCTATGGCATCCATCAAGTCGTTCACAGGTACCTTTGCGGTTTCGTCCTACAGCGGGTCTACGCAGATCGGCAGTACTTCAAGCAAGACCGCCACGGTACTGACCACGGCAACCAATTCTGCTCCGACCATAAGCGGATTCACTTATGCCGACAGCTACACGACCACGAAAAACCTCACAGGCAACGACCAGCTATTCGTTCAGAACTACTCGACCCTCAAGGTCACGCCCGGAACGGCAACTGCAAAAAACGGTGCCAGTATTTCCAACTACACAGCTTCCTGCAACGGGCTGTCATCCTCTAACACTACCGGCTCTGCCTTATCTGTTGGAAAGATCGCCAAGTCCGGCAGTGTTACGGTTACGCTCTCGGTCACGGACTCCCGCGGCTACACCGCCGAAACTTCACAGACAGTGACGGTCATTCCGTACACCAAGCCGAAAATATCCTCGATAACGCTCCGGCGAACCAACGATATCGAAGCGGAAATGCAGCTCAAATTCAGTGGCTCTATTTCTGCTGTGACCGTAGACGGGACGCGGAAAAACAGCGTGGTTTATGTGCGGTATCGTTACAAGAAAACCAGTGAGAGCAGTTACGGCAGCTACACCAGCATCTATTCCGGCACGACAAAAAGCGGAACCTCTTTCAGCTACTCCAATTTGGAACTGTGCAATCTGGATGCCAACAGTTCCTACGACTTCCATTTGCAGATCCAAGACAAGCTCTATTCTTTGAGCAGTCTGGATCTGTATTTTACTGTCCCGCAGGGTACGCCCCTCATTGCGCTTCGGAAAAAGAAGGTCGGCATCAACACGCCGGAGCCACAAGCCATGCTGGATGTTGCCGGAGATATGCGGGTGGATGGCTCACCCCTTGCGGATTTTGTCATTCAGCACGGGACAAGCGGCATCTGGACTTACCGCAAATGGAAGAGCGGTACAGCAGAATGTTGGGGTCAGTATTCCTTTACGACTGCCATTTCAACGGCATGGGGCGTGCTCTATGAGAGCGGCGCAATTGCGCTCCCTAATTTTCCATTTACCTTCGCGGAAATTCCTCATGTCCATATCTCCACGGAGAACAGCAATTACGCCATGTTTGTGGAGCGAGGCAGTTCGAGTAGCTGGTCTACAACGACCAACCCCGGAAAGATATTTGCCGTAAGACCAAATACGGTACCATCGGCAACCTACAAAGTATCAATCTATGCTATCGGAAAAGTGTGACGCTCCGGCGTCACTTTTTTCATACCCATTTTTTATTTCAAAGGAGGACAAACAACATGAAAGAATTCTGGACGACCATTCAGGTGGTGTTCGCCGGAATCGGCGGCTGGCTGGGATGGTTCTTGGGAGGATGTGACGGCTTGCTTTATGCGCTTCTGGCTTTCGTAGTCATCGACTACATCACCGGCATCATGTGCGCCGTGGTGGACAAGAAGCTGTCCAGCGAAGTCGGCTTCAAGGGCATTTTCAAAAAGGTGCTCATCTTCGCCCTGGTCGGCATCGGGCATATTCTCGACACCCGCGTCATCGGCAGCGGCTCGGTGATGCGTACCGCCGTCATTTTCTTCTACCTGTCGAATGAGGGTGTGTCCCTGTTGGAGAACGCCGCATACCTGGGACTTCCCATCCCGCAGAAGCTGAAATCCGTGCTGGAGCAGCTTCATGACCGCAGTGAAAAGGAGGATGAATAATATGGCTTACACGAACAGCCCTCTGGTGTCCTACACCAAGCTCAGCCCGAACCACTCCGGACAGCGCACCCACAGCATTGACCGCATCACGCCGCACTGCGTGGTAGGTCAGTGCAGCGTGGAAACGCTGGGCAACATCTTTTTGCCGACCTCACGGCAGGCAAGCAGCAACTACGGCATCGGTGTCGACGGGCGGATCGGAATGTATGTGGAGGAGAAAAATCGCTCTTGGTGCTCCTCCTCCGCAGCTAACGACCAGAGAGCCGTCACCATTGAGTGCGCCAGTGACAACACCGAGCCATATGCGTTCAAGGATGTGGTGTACAAGAGACTCATCGAGCTTTGCACCGACATCTGCAAGCGCAATGGCAAGACGAAGCTGCTCTGGCTGGGCGATAAGGCCAAGACGCTCAACTACACCCCGAAATCTGACGAGATGGTGCTGACCGTCCACAGATGGTTTGCGAACAAGAGCTGCCCAGGCAACTGGATGTATGCCCGTATGGGTGATCTGGCATCCAGGGTCACGGCAGCTCTCGGCGGTGATGTAAAGCCTGCCGACCCAGTCAAGCCCACCGGGTCTATCAAGGCCGGTGACCTCGTGACCATCACAGGCAGCACCTACTATGGCGGCAAATCCATTCCCGGCTGGGTAAAGAAACTCCGCTGGTATGTGGTCGAGGTCAGCGGCGACCGTGCGGTCATCAACCGGGATGAGAGCGGCAGGTACGCCATCATGTCGCCGGTCAAGACCTCTGCGCTTGCCGTGGCAGGCACGAAGCCCTCCGAGGATTACCGCAACCACACCGTGGTGCATGGTGACACCCTCTGGGCAATCGCCAAGAAGTATCTCGGCAACGGCAGCCGCTACACAGAGATTGTTAAGCTCAACGGCCTTAAATCATCTGTCATCTATACGGGGCAGAAACTTAAGATCCCGCAGAAGTAAGTGAGGTACAGCCATGAGTGATAGGACAAAGGTGAAAATCGCGTTGGCTGAAGCGATCACTACACAGCTCTGGGTAAAAGGGCTGATCACACAGAAACAGCGCGAAAAAATCAATAACAGCAGCCAGAAAGCCCTTAGAAAGGCAAGTTGATAATTCTTTGTGTTCTTTCGCTTTTGGGCTGGACTTTCTAAGAGTCCTCTGGTATCTTTACCCCCGCCTCCAATGGCGGGGGTAAAAAAATACGTTGGTTCGAGTCCAGCACATAGAAAGGAGAAAGAACGACATGGAAAAAGCACGGGCGGTCGCATATATCCGCGTATCGACAGAGCGAGATGCACAGCTGCATAGCTATGAATTCCAAGAACACTACTGGCAGAGTGCATTCGAAGATGACCCGGATACAGAGCTCATTGGTATCTATGCAGACAAGGGCATCAGCGGACACAGCGTACAAAAGCGTCCAAAATTCCTTGTGATGATGCAGGATGCACGGGAGCATAAGTTCGACAAAATCTATACGAAATCCGTATCCCGCTTCGCACGGAATACAACGCAGCTGTTAGAAGCTGTCAGAGAACTCCGCGACCTCGGTATCGAGGTGGTGTTTGAGAACGAAAACATCCACACATTCCAGCCGACAAGCGAAATCTTCTTGACGATCGCAGCGACGATCGCAGAAAACGATCTGGAGGTAGATTCGGCACGACAGCGCTGGTCAATCCAACATCGCTGCGAAAATGGCTGGATCAGCGTCGGCAGCGGGCTCTTCGGCCTGAAGCTGACAGCGGATAACGAATTGGAGATTGTGCCAGAAGAGGCGGCAGTAATTCGATACATCTACGAATCATACGTGGACGGCGGCATTGGGTCAAAGAGAATTGCGGATGCGCTCAATGCAGCAGGCGTCCAAAGCCGGAATGGGTATCCGTGGGATGCAAAGCACATCATCGGCTTACTGCGAAACGAAAAGTACAAGTGCGATGTAATCATGGGGAAAACGGTCAGGCACTTTGGGGAATACCATAAGAACCCAAACGCCGAATATGCGCCTCGCTACTACATGGAAGGCACCCATGAGGCAATCGTTGATAAAGATATGTGGGAAGCCGCACAGCGCATACTGGAAGAGCGCAGCAGAAACCACTGCCGGACAAGAATCGCACACAGCTTCACCGGCATGATAGAATGCGGCTGCTGCGGGAAAAATTATCTGCACAAGGTCAATAACAGCCAGTGCAAATGGCAGACAGACATCTGGGCATGCCGCACATATCTGAGAGATGGAAAAAAAGCCTGCGGCAACAGCCGAATCAAGGACTCTGTACTCAAGGAGAAATTCATATCCGCCTACAATGAATTTATCGAGCGCAGGCCGCAGGGCGATTCAATGGTAGCACTGCAGGAAGTGCTCGAAGACCTGCGGCAGCAGGAGCAGGAGCTCGCAGAGCTCATGATGCAGAGGCTGATCACGAAAGCAGCATACGAGGAAGAACGCAAAAGCGTCAAAATGCAGATCACTGACATCAGTGAAAAGATATCTGAACGCAGGTCAAAACGTGTGCCCGAAAGCGAGTATGTGCCGATTACAGAATTCAGCGAAGAAAAAACAAAACGATTTCTATCGAAGGTCGTCGTGACAATGTTCACGGTGACCTTCGTGTTCTATAACGGTGCGAAAATTACACGCACCTACGATAATGGTCAGCCCGGAAACAAAGTCGGGTGGAACAAAAAGAAGGAGGAGTCATAATGGCAACGGCGACAAGAAGAGTAGTACGAACTATGCCGCAGATGTTTATCGATGTGGCGGATAACCAATCTGAGCGGCTGCAGGTGGCGGCATACGCCCGAGTGTCCACCGAAAAAGAAGAACAGGAGGACAGCTTCGAGCGGCAGGTCGAGCACTACAAACAGCTGATCTACTCAAAACCGGATTGGCAGTTCGTTGATGTCTATGCGGATCCCGGCATCAGCGGGACGCGAGCAGAAAAAAGGCCGGATTTCCTCCGTATGATTGAGGACTGTCGCGCCGGAAAAATCAAGAAGGTGCTGGTCAAGAGTATCAGCCGCTTCGCCCGGAACACGGTCGATGCGTTGCAATACATCAGAGAGCTCAAGGATCTCGGCATCAGCGTGTACTTCGAGAGTGAGAACATTGACACGCTAACACCCGGAGGCGAAGTGCTCCTGACAATCCTCGCGGCTATGGCCGAACAGGAAAGCCGCACGATCAGCAGCAACATTAAGTGGGCATGGCAGCGGAAGTTCCAGAAAGGCGACATCATACTGAATACAGGGCTCATGCTCGGATACCGAAAGATTGGAAAAGATGATGAAGGCCACGATGTATATGAGATCAACGAAGAAGAGGCGGAAATCGTCAGGAGGATATACCGAGAGTTCATCGCTGGGTACTCTATTACGCAGATCGCAAAGCGGCTACAGGCAGATGGAGTCAAAACCAAGCTCGGCAGGGAAAGCTGGCGGCACAATGTCATCGAGAGCATCCTCACGAATGAGAAATATACAGGCAATGCACTACTCGGCAAGACGTTCAAACCGGACGTGCTCACAAAGTACCGACAGAAAAACGACGGCAAGAAAGCGCCGATCTACTATGTCGAAGGATCGCACCCAGCAATCATTGAAAAAGGGTTGTTCGATCTGGCACAGCAAGAGATGCAGCGAAGAAGAGATGCAAATGACAATAAGGTCGGTGGCGGCAGGTACAGCAGCCGCTATCCATTCAGCGGGATGCTCGTATGCGGCATCTGCGGATCCAAGCTTCGCAGGCAGGTACGAACAATGGGCAGTGGAAAGCGGACGGCATCATGGGGTTGCTGCAATAGGATAAACAATGGTCGAGCGGTATGCGACAGTCATCATGTCAACGAAGATGTGTTAGAGGCAGCTTACCTCACCGCAATGCGAAGGCTCGTCGATAGCGCTGAAGAAGTAGTGGAGGCGGTGAGGGACGGCGCTGAGCTCGCATTGGAACCGGAAAACAAAGCAGCTATGGATAGGATCGATGAAGAAACCATTCAGCTGCAAGAAGCCGCGCTCGCACTGCACAAAGCAAAGCAGCGGATGGAAATCGGGTCGGTAGAATATGCATCACGGGTCAAAGAGTACAGTGAGCGGATGAAGGAACTGGAGGCAGAGCGCAACGAGCTGCAAGGAACGGCAGCCAAATATGCTGAGGTCAGGCTGTGGCTCGATACATTCATAGAGCAAACGATGCAAAGTGATACGCTCACCACGGTTGACGGCACAACCATGAAAATGCTTGTCGACAGGATACACGTCAGGAACGACGGCATTGTGGTCGAATTCAAATGCGGCGTGGCAATCGAGCAGGAATACGTGAAATGAGAAAACGAACCGCCGGTGGGAAAAGCACAACCCGCTGGCGGTTATC